AATCGCCCTGACCTGCCTAATGGCAAGTGCAGGGATTATCGTGCTTATGTTCTACAAGATAACGGAATGATAACGGAATGGTAAAGATTTGGTAAAGGTTTTCAAATGTCCTTGACCCTAATAACGGCAACTGCTACAACTTAAGTAAGCAATAAACGGAGGTAAGAAAATGAAAGTAACGATTACGCAATCAAGGGGTGGGGATTATCCGACACCCCCTACGGACGGCAAGTGTCAGGTGTGTGACCGCCAGACACACGGCTACTGGGGCGAGAGGAACAAGCAAGGCTTGTTTATCTGCCACTATTGTAAGCAAGGCAAGTAACGACAACAACGAAACTTGGAGGTTTCAAATGATTACAGTTCGCAGACTACCCCACAATGGGGCGTTAGAACTAAGCGCAATGGTACGAGACACGGCAGGGTGGGGCGTGTGGCTAGAGCACACAACTTACTACGGCTACGACAAGGCGGAGGCTAAGCGGAGATTCCGTGAACACCTAAGAGAAAAGCACTACGTGCTAGTGAATGACTAGGTTATGGAGGTAACACAATGATAAAAGAACTATGCGTTAAGTGTTGGAATACATTAGAAAGTCACGCCCTGTATGGGTGTGACGCTAAACTGGAGGAAACAAAATGAAACTATTTAAGCGAGAGCAAGACGTGTTCGCACGACTAGATGAACTAATGGTACGTATGGCAAGTGACGAAACGTATGATGAATACATCATGATAAGGGGAGGTATGAACAATGGATAAGTACGAGATAACACAGGTGATTACTTACCTAGTAGAGGCGGACAGCCCTAGTGATGCGCTACACGTTTGGGAAAGTGACCCACGTTGCGGTGTTGTTGAGTGGGAATCGGACAAGATTTCCCTAGTTGATGAAAGCGTAGAGGTGAACTAATGGGTGACAGGTTTACATTTGGTGTAGTAGATAAAGGCGGAGACGTGCTGTATCTGTACTCTCATTGGGGCGGTGGAGATTGGGACACCAACCTTAAGCAAGCACTATGGGAGGCAGGTGGGCAGAGTAATAGTTGTGAGCGTGCCAACCGTATCGTTATGTCATGGCTTATCGGTGACGGGTGGAATAGCAAGTCAGGTTATGCCTTTAGTATTAACCGTCCATTGGATACAGACTATGGGTTTATCCCTGTTGTGGATTTCCTTAACAACAAGGTTACCTTTTATGAGTACGACAACGGTAGTTTAGGGCACAAGTTAGTTGAACTTTCAATCATTAAGTACCTCAACAACGGTGGCATCATTCACGAGATGCTTGACTGGGCAATGAATGAACACAACGAGGTAAGGGAGATTCTCAATGTCACCCTATGAACTAGATGATGATGAGATACACACCGTATACACACAGGATGTGTATGTATGTAAGCGGTGTGGATTGAATGACCCTTGGCACGCTTGCGAGGGGAGACCAGACAATGAGTGAGACTATGCATTGTGACTGGGTATGGCAGGATACCCGTGACGGCTACCATTACTGGACTTGCAACGAACACGGCTGTACAGATTCAGAAGAGATAGAGGTGGACTTAGATGAAGAATAAGATTGACTATCCAAACTATGACGGCACACAAAGTTGTGCACGTATGGGTATTGACTTGTTCTATCAGGACTACGACAACAAGACAACAGCCCAAGAGGTACGAGACTTAAAAGAGTTTTGTTCTAACTGCAACATCCTTATTGAGTGTTCAGACTACGCTATCAAGCACGAGAAGTATGGTTTCTGGGGTGGTACTACACCATACGAGAGACGTGCCATACGCAACAAGCGTGGCATCAGATTAAACTTACCCGAAAATGATTGGACTAAGAAGTAATGGTAATCAGTACAGTTGAGAAAGAGGCAGACGTATACGAGGAGATACACGTTGAGGTTGAACCTGACCATGCATCTGTATTCCTAGGCAATACCCATTTCTTTATGCACCGCAAGACATTTGAACGCTTGCTATTCACAATGCAGGGTGCACTGTTAGAGGAAGAACTACTGGCAGGGCAACCTAATGATTAGTGAAGTGCTTGATTGGTTGATGTTCGCATTCATTCTGTTGCTTGTATACCTAGCAGAGAAGCAATGAGGACACGCAAGAAAGAACTTGAGGCTATCGCAGATGTCCTTGAACAGGAACACCATGACGTGGTGTATCTGGCAGAGATTATCTGGAAGATGATAGATGAGATGCGCCGTGAACGTGAACTCTACGTGGTAGGTGTGAACTATCAGGGTGTTGGACAGTTCTTGTTTGGTGCGTATGAGTCAGAGGCTATGGCTATCAAGGACTACGAGGGACGAGGTAACATCCGTGCACTCAAGGCTGGTGACACAGCCAAGGTTTTCAAGGTACTAGCACCTACTAAAGTGTTCGCAGATACGGACGAAGTACAAGGAGACTTGTTTGACATAAGGTAAAACTTATGGGAAAATAAGTATGGCTGTCGTGGTTGAGCGGTGATTTTTTCACCTCCATGTTTCATCACTGCTCCCACGACATGCCGTGTACGATTTGACAACCACCAAACATGGACTATAACTTAACAACAACAAACAAACAACATAAGTTCTGCTAAGGCAGAACCAATAATAGGTTCGCCTTTAAGGGCGAACATAAGAAACAAGAGGATAAATGATTAAGGTCAATGGGTATGAGTTACCCGTACACGTTAGCCATAGCCAGATAGGTACATACAATTCTTGTGGTTACAAGTATTGGTTGTCCAAGGCTTTGGCTGTCCCTGAAGGACAGACATGGTGGTTGGCTGGTGGTGTTGCAGTTCACGAAGCAACCGAAGCCTATGACCGTCAACTCTGGGAAGCAGAGGGACGATAATGGAACAACAAGAACTAATTCCTACACAGGCTACGCCTGAGGAACTATGGTCAAAGTCTTGGCAAGAGAACTTAGACCGTCAACGTGCAGTAGAACAAGACACATCACTGTGGCGTGCTAGTGGCACAGCAACCATAGCCAACCCTAACAAGGAAGACGGCAACTGGTGGCAAGCAAACGGTTTAAACATGGTCAAGAACTGGGTAAACTTTCGTACTACCCAGGAGTTGATGTCACTATGGGTTACACCTCAAGGTGTACCTGCCATTGAATTAGTATTCAACATTAACCTTGATGGTGTCATGGTTAAGGGTGCACTTGACCGCATGATGGAGTTACCTGACGGTAGCCTTGTGGTGCTGGACATCAAGTCTGGCAAACGTATGCCGTCATCAGACTTTCAGTTGGGTATCTATGCGGTAGCCATGGAGGAAACATTCGGAGTACGTCCCAAGTACGGTGTATACTGGGATGCACGTAAGGGTGCAGTATCAGAGTTAATCAGCCTAGATAAGTGGACACGTGAAGCCGTGTCAGAAATCGTGGGAATGTTTGACAAGGCACGAAGGGCTGGTATCTTTATACCTAACTTTGACCACTGTAAGATGTGTAATTTTACAAACGATTGTAAGTATCAGAATGGAGATAAGTAATGGAAAAGAACTACGTTGTAAACGTAAAGACAAGCAAGGGCACAATCATCACAGCACGTGGTGACAGTGCCGAAGAGTTAATCGCTAACGTCAATGCTCTTATTGCACAGGGTGGACCTGATGCAATTAGCACACTGGAAGAAGCATTCACTGGTGTATCAACACCACGTGTACTAGCAACAGACCCAGTAGCATTGGTTCAGGCATCCCTAGGTGGGGAAATTGTTGCAGAAGTACCAGCGTTTGCCCCTAAGGCACCACCAGTAGGAGTATCTACACCAGCAGGTAGCGATAAGATGTGCATTCACGGTGCAATGGTTAAGCGAACAGGCAACGGTGCTAAGGGAGAATGGCGTGCATTCTTCTGCCCAACACCTAAGGGCACAGCAGACCAGTGCTCACCAACGTTTGCTAACCGCAACACACCAGAGTGGAACAGTTTCTAGCATCGGGTGCTAGGAAAACATAACTAAATATAGGTCTGTATTGCTGGAGGGGAAGCCAGTCAATACGGATAGGGGTGTAGGTCAGAAAGCCTACATGTGGTGCAAGTCCACACATCCCACGCTTAACAAGGAGGAACAATGAAAACATTAAGCCGTTCGGTAGGACGTTCAGACATTGGTGGCGAGCCAATGCCAGCAGTATTTCGTACGTTTGAACAGAACAAGATTATCTTTAGACGTTCAGAGGTATCGTTAATTGCTGGCACCCCTGGTGCAGGTAAGTCAACACTTGCCCTAGCACTAGCCTTGCGTATGCAAGCACCAACACTGTACGTATCAGCAGATACCAATGCTCACACCATGGCTATGCGTTTGTATTCCATGATTGAGGGTGTGTCACAGACAGATGCAGAGAAGATTATCTCCGAGCAACCTGACTTGGCTAAAGAAAAGTTAGCACAAGCACGACACATCTACTGGTCATTTGATTCATCACCTAGTCTAAGCGACTTGGATGATGAGGTTACTGCCCTTGAAGAAACGTTGGGCGAAAGCCCTGCACTAATTGTTGTTGATAACTTAATGGACATTAACATGGACGGTGGCGAAGAGTTTGGTGCTATGCGTAGTGCGCTCAAGGAACTTAAGTATCTGGCACGTGATACGAACGCCGCTGTTGTGGTACTGCATCACACTAAAGAAGGATATTCTGGTACGCCATGTCAACCTAGGTCAGCAGTCCAAGGTATGGTTAACCAACTACCAGCCCTCATTCTTACGGTGGGACAACAAGACGGAATGCTTGGTGTTGCCAGTGTCAAGAACCGTTATGGTAAGGCTGACCCTTCGGGCAATAGCCCAGTGTGGTTGCAGTTCTTGCCAGAATATATGTTTATTGCAGACCTAGAAGATGCAAGATGACCTTTGATTATGTAGCGTCTATGACTGAGGGTCACAAGTATGGTGACATAGTTGCAGAACGCTTGCGTTTAAACGGTGTGCGTTGCACTGTGCCAGACCTATACATAGTGGTCTCACTTGCAGAGATACCAGAGATGACAGCCACCGAGAAGGATATCATCCTTGATGATTCAGGTGAGTGCCTTGAGGTTAAGTCGCGCAACATAGAGTTTACTGAACTAAAAGATTTTCCCTGGGGCAACATCATAGTTGATACCGTGTCGGGGTATGAGGCTAAGTTACAAAAGCCGTATGCCTATGTCATGGTATCTAAACAAACCAATGGTATGTTTGGGCTACTCACATCCACTAAAGATAAGTGGGAGAGTAAGCAACTGCATGATAAGTACCGTGGACATGACGATAACTTCTATGTTGTTGACATAGAACACTGCATACCATGGGAAGAACTTGTAGTATTCATAAAGAACTTAGAGGAGGAACAATGGTGGAATGGTTAGTCATGCTAGGACTTGTTGGTATCCTTGCATTCTTGCTCTACCTAGATAGAAACGATTACTAGGTGGACAGCAGACATGTATCTCGTGTGTTCTATGACGGGGAGCAGTATGTATCCTTCTACGAAATCATTAAGGCTATCCGCGATATCAGTGATGACTTCTGTGAGCAAGACTTACACGAGGCATGTAG